TATGAACTTCGTAACCGTGAAGGCGTTATTTCAGGCAGCGAAATCGGCACAATCCTAGGTTTATCGCCTTGGACATCAGCAGTAACTCTTTGGGCAGAGAAAACAGGCAAGATTGAACGCTCCGTTACACCTAACACTGCGATGAGGTTAGGTACTCTTGTTGAGCCTGCTATCCGTCAGCTTTACATTGAGTCACATCCGAAGCATGTTGTTGAAGAGGTTGGAACTTATGCTTCCAAACAGTACGACTGGATGCATGCTAACCCTGATGCAATCTGCCTTGATGATGAAGGCAACGGTTATGTGCTTGAAATCAAACACACAGCAACCTATTGGGATAGCATTCCTGAACACTACAAGGCTCAAGTAATTTGGTACATGTATGTTTTTGATTTGAAGAAAGCAGTTTTAGCTGTAGTCAATGGAGGCAGATACAGAGAATATGAACTTTTGTGGGATGACTTCGAGTTCGCTGCAATCTTGCAGGCTGTGACAAAGTTTAGATCTTATGTTCTCGACAACATTCAACCTGACTGGGATGGTAGTGAGTCAACTTATGAGACTGTCAGACAGTTATCGCCTGGTATTGAGTCTCGTGATGAAGAGCTTGGAACTCTTGGTGTCGAGTTGATGAACGCTCAAACAGATTTTGAGTCTGCTGAAACGCATTTGCGTGAAATGAAATCTCGTGTAATCAGTGCCTTGAACGGTGCAAAGAATGGTTGCATTGACGGTCAGGTTGTTGTCACATTATCTCAGCGAGCAGGTAACGCTCCATTCCTAACAATAAAGAAAGCGAAATAACTATGAGTGAAACAAATGCAAGATACCTTTTTGACGGATTTACTTTCGGCAATGATGGCGATGTTGAACTAAAAATCTCGATGATGAAAGAACACGGCTTCGGACACACATCACAGTTCTGTATTGAACTATCACCTAAAGAGCGTAAGCAGCTAATCAAGTTTCTAAAAACTATTGCAGATGAGGAGCAAAACTAATGGCGATGTTTGACCTTTCACAATATCAGACTGCACAAGAACGCATCGACCTGTTTTGGCAGAGATACCCTAACGGCAGACTAAACATCGAGCTCGTCTCATTCGCACCTGAGCAGGTAGTGTTCAAAGCCGAGGTGTATCTAAACAAAGATGATGTTGATCCTGTGACAGTTGACTACGCTGAGGAACGCTTAGGAAGTTCACCTGTAAACAAGACTTCCTTTGTCGAGAACTGTTCGACCAGTGCAATCGCCAGAGCAATCTCGTTACTTGGTGGAGAGTTCAGTCCCAAAGGTAAACGACCTAGTGCCAGCGAGATGAGCAAAGTAAACAGGCTCAATGAACCTGCACCTGCAAGAAACTGGGGAAGTGCTTTAGATAATATCAATGACATTGAAGGCCTGCGATCTCTATACAATGAGGCTAAACAAGGTAAAGCATCCACTGCTATTCTTGAAGCAATCAAAGGGAAGGCCGATGGAATCACTGGAGCTGCTAAAGCAAGTTAACATTCTGTCGGCTCATGTCAGGGAGTTGGCGGAGTTGATTGCGAGCCTGCGTGATGAACCTGTGTTGCGTGGCAAGATTCTGGTGCGGTTGAATGAGCAAACTTTGAGGCTCAACACACTTATTGCTCACATGAATTAGGTGTTTCCGCTGTAGTTGTGGTTAGATGTTTCTTACTAAGTAAGGACAAAACATGACTGTTTCAAAAGATAACCCTGAACACATTTTTAAGCCATGCGTTTGGTGTGCAATCCCTGTCAGCCTAAACCTCATACAAAAGCGTGTTGCACGAAATGCACCTAACCCTCATGCCTGCCGTGACTGCCGTGATGATCGTATCGACATTCAGCGTGATAAGCGTTGGAGGCATAAGACTTTGGGCATTATTGTTTGCAATCCTTGGCCTTATGAGTTGGATGAGCTGTGGCGACCTATAACGGATGACGGCGACCTTTATCGACCTGGTGAACGCATTTGTGGGTTGAAAGATTGTGTGAGGTTGGTGCATGTTATACCTCCTGAAGTGCCGACTATAAGTGACACTGAAATGATTTTGTTGATGCATGAGATGCGTGGACACAACCCGAAGGCGAGAGCATGAAACAGCCTAGGAACAGTTTCGAGGCAGTCAAGTTTGTGTTAGATCATGCACCTAAAGATTTGACTATCACACAAAGAGCTGTTTTAGTTCAAATCGCTCATCATTATCCGACACCTCATTTGAGTCAGGCGACTCTTGCAGCCGAGATTGGTGCAAAGCGTGTTGACACTGTGAATCGTGCTATCGCTGTTTTGGTAAGGCGTGGATTGCTTATTTCGGAGCGTCAAGGCCATATGAAGGCGAATAAATATTCTTTGAATTACGGTTCTACAGTGTACGGTGAAACCGTCTCTATGACTACACGCCAAACCGCTGTTCATATATACGGTCAAACCGCATACAAACAAACAATACTTAAAAAAGATAACAAAGCGTTTTTTGATTTTATGAAGAATTTTCCTGATGCAACCGTTAGTGAAGATAAGGTCTATCGTGCATGGACTAAGGCTCTCACCAAGAACGCTAGCGAGGATTTACTTGTTACTGCTTCGCAGTCAAATAGGGAAATGCTTGAGCCTGATGCTTGGTTGAACTTTGAGAAGTGGAGAGGTGTCAGGGTTGAAGTTGGTATTGATGATTGGAAGGCTAGGGCTATAAATGATTGAGCTTGATTTTCAGGTGAAGAATCCACAGTTTGAGTGTGAGTTGATGTTGTTGGGTGCAATGTTGCATTGGCCTGATGTGTTGGATGATTTTGTTGTGGATGTGCAGTGGTTTGATGATCCTTTGAATCGTGATGTGTTTGTGAAGGTTCGCCGCTTGTTTAATGATGGTGATGTTACACCTGTGAGTGTTTCGTTGGGTGAGCAGTCTAGGTTTGTTGCTCGTGTTTATGATGCGTTTTCAGCTTGTTTCGCTAGTCGTGTGAGTTTCGAGTTTTATTTGGGTAAGTTGCGTGAGTCTTGGGCTAAACGGATTATTCGGTTGGGTTTGGAGAATTTGTTGGGTGATGATGTTGATAGTCGTGCTTTGGTTGCTGAGGCTAATCGTGTTTTGCAGAGTGCAGAGTTTGTTGAGGGTGATGAGGTTGTTTTGTCGCCTGTTTCTTATCATGACAAGTATTTGGATGAGATGAGTTCTGGGACTGCGTTTTTGCCTTCTGCTTGGAGGAGGTTGAATGTTTTGATTGGTGGTTGGAGGGATAGTGGTTTTTATCTTGTTGGTGGGCGACCTGGTCAGGGTAAGACCACTGTTTTGTTGCAGGCTGCATGGGATTTGGCGAGGCAGGGTAAGAAGGTTTTGTTTGTTAGTTTGGAGATGCCTGTGTTGCAGTTACAGCACCGTATTTTGTCTCAGACTTTGGGTATTGATGTGACTGCGATTGCGGATAATAATCTTGATTATGAGGTGATGCATTCGGATAGTTCTACTTCGTGGGCTGTTGATATGGTTAGGGATGCTCGAGCTGTGTTGAACGATAATTTGTTGATGATTTCGCCTGAGAGTGTTTCACCTATGAGTTTGCGTGGTTTGATTCGTAGGCAGCAGCGTGATGGTGGTTTGGATGCTGTGTTTGTGGATTATTTGCAGATTAGTGATGATGATGAGAAGCATTCGATTCGTAGTGATCAGGTTCGTAGTGTTTCGGGTAAGTATAAGAAGATTGCTCGTAAGTTTGATTTGCCGTTGATTACTGCTGTTCAGTTGAATCGTGAGGTTGAGTCTCGGGTGAAGGGTGGTCCGAAGTTGACTGATATTAGTGAGTCGGATAAGCCTGGTATGGATGCTGATGTGGCGATTATGATTCATCGCGAGTTTCAGGAGGGAGATAATCCTGATGGTCAGGGAACTGATTTGTATTTGAAGGTTGTTAAGAATAGGCATGGTCAGACTGGTAGTGCAAGGTTTGTTGCTCAGGATGGTTATGCCAGAATTGTGGAGAGGTAGAGGGATGCAGGATAATCAGGTTGAGTGTGTTCGTTGTGGTTTCAGGTGGGTTGTGAATGCTGAGAAGAGAGGTAGAAGGGATTTGAAGTGTATTAGCTGCAGAATCAAACCTGCCACTTCTATTCAGTATGGGAAGTTGCGGTGCATCCCTCATCAAGGCCTGCTCAGTAATCTGCTTGATCCGATTGATAGTAACGGTTCGGCAGTGTTGCCTGGTGTTAGGGTTTGTGGGCATAGGGATTGTGTGAACCCTACACACATTGTCAGTCCGTAACAATAGACTGTTTGAGTATCAACAAAACATTTATTTATTTAGAAAGTGAAAAAGTATGGCTGTAATAAAAGTTAGTGGTAAAGTTTCAAAAGTTTTTGGTGCAAGCAATCAGGGTTTGAACTTGGTTGAGAGCTACAAGTCTGCAACAGGTGAGGATTACACTCGCTCTTATACAGTCTGGTTTGCTGTTGCACACAATCAAACTGAAGGCAGCGAAGTAACCGTTTACGGTCAGTTGTCAACAAAGATTGAAGATTATGAAGATCGTAATGGCCAGCCTGCTCGTAAGGTGAAGCTCGACATCAATAACGCTCAAATTGATGTTCCTCCTGCACCTGTCTTGTCTGCACCGTTCTAAACGATGCGTTCATGGATTGTAGGTTTTCTTTTCGGCCTGCTATTCATCACAGATTCCTTGTTTGTCAGTCAACCCTTATCATTCCTAAATGGCGTGGTAGGGGTTTTCTGTTGGGCTGTGATTATTCTTAACTATTATGGCGAGAAATAGTTTTAGTTTTACAGTGTTTGGGAGTGAGCCTCGACCTCAGGGTTCGAAGAAGTATGTCGGAAGTAGGACTACTGCTGCAGGAAATAAGATTCCGCTAATCATTGAGGCCTCAGCTGGATTACCTGTTTGGAGGAAGGCTGTCGCTGATGCAGTGTTGCAGGCGATGCACGAATCAGGCGACATGTCTAAGTTTGATGGTGCAGTCAAGGTTGAGGCCGTGTTTTATGTGACTAGGAAGAGGACTGTCACTAGATCTCTGCCGATTGTGCCTCCTGATGTCGATAAGCTCGCTCGCTCTCTGTTAGATGCTTGCAAGGGTGTTTGGGGTGATGACAGTCAAGTCGTGAGGCTAGAGGTCAGTAAGGTTTATGCGACTGGTGAGCCTGGTGTGGCTGTGACTATCTCCAACTATCCCTAAACCTGTGCATTATCTTGCACATTTGGCTTTGTAACATTTCGGTTACAGTCATAAATGTGTTGCAATTTTCGTGTGTTTTCTGCCATGATTGACTTATCAGCCAAACGGTTGACATAGGACAAACAAAGGACAAGAAATGAACGATTACCAGTTGTATGCAAGTCACAGTGGATTAGAAATACCATTAGTCA